ATGGATAAATCGGAAATTCTTGCACTGCGCCGCGCGGTGCTGGAAAAAGACTTTGCACGCATGAATGACCGCCAAAAGCAAGCCGTGTTCACCGTAAACGGCCCGCTGCTCATTTTAGCGGGCGCAGGCAGCGGAAAAACAACGGTGCTCATCAACCGCATCGCGAATATCCTACGCTACGGCGACGCGTACAACAGCACCTATCTGCGTGACGATCTCGATGAAAATGATATTGCTGCGTGCAAAGCTTATATTGAAAATGGCACGCCGCTCACAACGGAATCGCAGGAGCATTTGAGTGTTTCTGCCTGCGCGCCGTGGCGCATCATGGCTATTACCTTTACAAATAAGGCTGCAGGCGAGCTGAAAGACCGCCTGTGTGCCATGCTGGGCGAGACCGCCAACGACATTTGGGCATCGACGTTCCACTCCACCTGCGCACGTATTTTGCGCCATGACGGCGAACGCATCGGGTATTCCTCGCACTTTACGGTGTACGATACCGACGACCAGCGCCGCTTGATGAAAAGCATCTTAAAAGAGCTCGATATTTCGGAAAAAAACATCACGCCAAAATCGATTTTGAACGAGATTTCCCGGGCAAAGGATTCTTTAATCTCGCCTGCTGAGTACGCCCTCACGGTCGGCGACGATTTCAGATTAAAGATTATCTCCCGCGCGTATACAACGTACCAAAAGCGTTTGGAAGACGCCGATGCTATGGACTTTGACGATCTCATCAACAAAGTAGTGGAGCTCTTCAAAAAGTGCCCGGACGTTCTGGAATACTACCAGAACCGTTTCCGCTATCTAATGGTTGACGAGTATCAGGACACAAACCATGCGCAGTACACATTTGTGCGCATGCTGGCCGAAAAAAGCGGTAACCTCTGCGTGGTCGGCGACGACGACCAGAGCATCTACAAATTCCGCGGTGCGACGATCGAAAACATTCTGAGCTTTGAAAATACGTTTCAGAATGCGACGGTCATTCGTTTGGAGCAGAATTATCGCTCGACGCAGAACATTCTGGACGCTGCGAACGCCGTCATTGAGCATAACACCGAGCGAAAAGGCAAAACGCTGTGGACGCAGAACGGCACCGGCGCCATGATCCACCTGCACACGGCGGAAAACGAAACGGATGAAGCCGAGCGCATCACGAAGATCATCTTAGACGGCGTTGCTGCGGGGCGAAAATTCTCTGATTACGCTGTTTTGTACCGCATGAACTCACAGTCGCTGACATTTGAACGCAATTTTGCAAAGTCCGGCGTACCGCATAGAATTATAGGCGGCACGCGCTTCTACGAGCGCCGTGAGATCCGCGAGATGATCGCATATTTGAGCGTTATCAACAATCCGAGTGATGAAATGCGCCTGCGCCGCATCATCAACACGCCGAAGCGCAGCATTGGCGACCGCTCGGTCGAAGTCGCGGCGCAGATCGGTCAGCAGACGGGTGAGACACTGTTTGAGGTCGTCTCGCACGCGAAAGACTATCCCGCACTGTCCCGTGCCGCAAACAAAATGACGCTTTTCGCCGCACAGATGCAGGGACTCATCGAGCTCAACAACGACGAAAAAGTCACGCTCGGCGAGCTTTATGACGAGCTTGTGGAGCGCATCGATTACCTGAATTTTCTTAAGATCGATGACCCGGAATCCGCAGAAGACCGTGCCGCGAACGTGCAGGAGCTTGCTTCCAACCTGCGCCGTTTTGAGGAGGAGAACCCCGAAGGCACGCTTTCGGATTTTCTCGAAGAAGTTTCGCTCATCACGGACATCGATAATTACGATAATAACGCCGATTCCGTCGTGCTCATGACGGTGCACTCCGCAAAAGGTCTCGAATTCCCGGTGGTGTTCCTGCCGGGAATGGAGGAAAACATTTTTCCGGGCATGGCGAGCGTATATGTACCGTCCGAAGTGGAGGAGGAACGCCGTTTGGCGTATGTTGCCATCACGCGTGCAAAAGAGGAACTGTACATTTTCCACGCGGAATCCCGCATGATCTTCGGCATGACGAACCGCAACCGCGTTTCGCGCTTTGTGGAAGAAATCCCGGAGACGCTCGTCGAGCACACCCGCTCCCGCGATTACAGCGCGCGCCCAGTCTCTATGCCGAGCTTCGGCGGTGCGAAGCCGTTCGGGGAAGCACCGAAAACAAAATCCGTTGCGGAAGCCGGCGGATTCACGCCGAAGCCGCGCGTAAAGCCCGCGCCTGCCGGTACATACCGCGTAGGCGATACTGTCCTGCACAAGGCGTTCGGCACGGGTCTCATCGTTTCCGCCACGCCGATGGCGAACGATACGCTGCTCGAAGTCGCGTTTGATAAAGTCGGCACCAAAAAGCTGTTTGCAAACTTCGCAAGACTGACAAAAGTATAAAAAGAGTAAGCCGTGCACCTGTTTTCAAAGTGCACGGCTTATATTATTCAAATGCGGTTCTAATTTTGTCTGCCGCAGCCACAGCCGCAGTCGCTCGCTTTCGGTGGGAAAAATTCGTCGGTCGGAAAATCAATCTTGCGGAACAGCTCGCAGGGGTTGTCGCCGGAGGTGACGCATTCCTTATCCGGAATGCAGAAATCAAACGCGGGAATGAGCATCTGCACATTCCGCACAATCTGCACGATGGTAAACAGGCCGATCGTCACGTATACGGTGTTTTTCTGCTCTACCGTTTCA